GCGGTGTATGCGGCTGCCTCGGTGAGGATGCTGACGGCGGCTTGCTGGGCGGTGCGGCCATTGATTGCCCAGGCGGCGACCATCGGCGGGACGGAGCCCTGGTAGTCGGCGGCGGCGAACTGCTCGGCCTCGATGCGGGCGCGCTCATGTTCGCCGGCGCGCAGAGAGCCGCCGGCGATGGTGTATCTGGCGGCGTCGGCTGCGGCGTCGATGCTGGCCAGCAGTTTGCTGACGGGCATGCTCCAGGTATTGCCCGTCCATATGGCGTCGCCGTGTGGCGGTTCAGGGCACTCAATTGCAGCGCGATCAGTGGGCTTTGCGCCAGGGCCGTAGCCGCCCAGGTATGCGGTACCGATGCGGTAATGCGTTGTCGTCATGCCCATGCCCTCACTACCAGTCTCCAGTTCGCTGGGGTTATCGCCAGCGCGTTGCCCGTGTCTTTACGGATTACCACTGTTGCGGCAGAGCCGATCTTGACTTGGATGTCGCTTTCGGTCGGGATCAACGCCCAGCCGCTTGATGCGTTGACGGACGAAAGCCCAGGGTTTGCCGCCACTTCATCACCGACTGCATAGCCGTACTGTGCAATGACGCAGACCATGCGCGCGTCTACCAGTTGAGGTGCGCGCGGCAGGCCGTGGGCGAGCGTAAGGGTGCCGCCGAGCACGATTGCCTGTTGTGTGCTGATGTAGCTGGCCGTAATGGGCAGGTTGTTGATGCTGGCTTGTACGCCGTTAATCTGCGCCTGCAGTTTGCCGAAGGCGACTAGCACGCTGTCGGTGGCGGCAATGGCCACTGCACTGGCAGTGCTGAGGCCTGCAAGCACCGATGCACGCACGTCGGTAGCGAAGTCACGCCAGGTTTTGTTGCCACGCCAGTATTGGGCGGTGGTGCCGGCGGCGATTGATGGTTCTTTCGTGTTGTCTTCAACGGTGATGTTGGCGGTGCCATCGAAGGCCACGCTGTTGATTGTGCGAGCGGTTTGCAGCTTGGTGGCGGTGGCCGCGTTGCCGGTGGTGTTCTGGTTACCCGCCGCATTGACGCCGGGCAGGTTGATGTTGGCGGTGCCGTCGAAGACCACGCCGCCAATGGTGCGGGCGGTTTGCAATTTGGTGGCCGATACGGCGTTGGCGGTGGCGTCGAGCTTGCTGGTGGCCAGGCCGGTGACCTGGGCCTGCAACTTGCCCAGGGCGGTCAGGATGGTGTCGGCGGCACCAATGGCCGCATTGGTCGCGGTGCTGAGGCCGGTGAGAAGCGATGCGCGGACGTCTGTTGCGAAGTCACGCCAGGTTTTGTCACCACGCCAGTATTGCGCGGTGGTGCCTGCCTCGATCACCGGTTCTTTTGTGACGTCCTGGTCGAGGCGAACCCAGTCCGTCCATGACCCGCTGAAACAGCTGCGCGCGAACGCCCTGTTGCCGCCGTTGTACTGGATTGCGAGCTGTGCGCGGTTAGCGGTGGCGCTGATGCTGGAGTAGAAGCTGGTGAAAATGTGCCAATAGCGGGTGGCATCAGGACTATTGGCGTGGTTGCTGAGGATGTTGGCGGTGTCGGCGTCGTTTGGATCTCGCGAAGTCACGCCTAAGCACAGGCCACTGGCCGCGTTGATAGCCGCCTGCAGGCCTGTAACGTCCGCAATGGCGTGGCCGTGGGCAGCAGCGGCGGCACCGATATCGCTGAGCGTCCAGCTGAGTGGGTTGGTGCCATCGAAGGCCCTGCTGGTGCCACCGATGGTGAGCGCGCGCGCTGTGGCCAGCTTGGTGGCCGTGGCGGCGTTGCCAGTCGTGTTCTGGTTACCCGCCGCGTTGACGCCGGGCAGGTTGATGTTGGCGGTGCCGTCGAAGGCTACGCCGCCGATTGTGCGGGCTGTGGCCAGCTTGCTGGCGGACACAGCATTGGCGTTGGCGTCCAGCTTGCTGTTGGCCAGGCCGGTGACTTGCGCCTGCAGCTTGCCGATGGCGATCAGTACCGAGTCTGTCGCGGCCACTGCGGTGGCGACGGCATTGCTGAGACCGGTGAGCACAGCCGCGCGGACGTCCGTGGCGAAGTCACGCCAGGTTTTGTCGCCTCGGCGGTACTGGGCGGTAGTACCTGCGGCGAATGCAGGCTCTTTGGTGTTGATGAAGGCCAGCAATGTGCTGTTGATCGCCTCGACAGGCCGCAGATCGTTGATGACCGTCGAGCTGGGCAGCTCAGCGATTGGCACCAGGTAGTGCTGCACGCCGGCACTGTCCACGTAGTCGGTTTTCCCTGGGCCCCACGCAATGTTCCAGCTCGCTACGACATCGCTCAGCTCGCGCTGCAGCGAGACATCGACCCAGGCGGTTGTGGGTATTGCGGGCGGTGCAACCGGTTGCACGGCTGCGAGAGGAAGGCGGATCCCTTCGATATAGGCAGTTCCAGGCTTGAGCCGGTACGTTGCGCCGACCTTTTCCAACTGCAAGGAACTGCCGAAAAAGCAGGCTCGGCCGTAGATGTCGCGGTTGCTCTGGCGTTCGCGCTCATCGATGCCGGCAAGGCGTACAGTGAAGTCGTGTTGCCAGGTACTGGCGTCGATAGTGATACCGGTCAGCGCCTGGGCACCGTCGAACACCACCAGGAAGTTCCTGGTCAGGTTGTTGCCGACCTGGATCGGCGGGATATTCCGGCGCTTCTGCTGCAGTGCGACGGTGGACACGGCAAACAGCACGCCTTCGGCTGTTTCGAGGCCGATCCAGTTAAAGTCCCAGTCGCCCACGTCGCTGCCGATTTGTGCGCTGTAAACAACCTGGCTGGGGTTCACATAGCCACGGTTCTCGGCCGGAATCGTGTATTCGTGGACGATCTGCGCCGCTGGCGGCTTCGGTGCGGCGCGGTTGATCGGCGCGGTGTGATCCAGCCCTGGCACATTGGCAAAGATGAAGCGGGTGACATTGAGTACCTGTTGAGCGCCTTGTTTCTGCGCAATCAGGTCTTCACCGGCTTGGGTAATGGTTGCCCCCATGGGGATCTCCTACAGTCTGGCGACCAGCGTTTGCTGGTCGTCGTTGAAGTGCACGGTCATCACGCCCACGGGCAGGGCGGTGATCGTGACGAAGTCATAGCGGCGGCAGGTGCGGCCGTACTGCTGGATCAGTACGCGCAGCAGCTCCTGGTTGTTCGATAGCTGGGTGTTGGTCAGGCGCAGCATCACCACGTCCCAGTCGCGGTCGGGCTGTCGCTCCTCGATCTCGACGTAGCCGACGCCCAAGCGCTGGAGGATGCGTTTCATGCCGGCGGTGCTACCGGCGTCCACCGCGTTGATGAAGGCGAACTTCACGCGCAGGCGGTACAAGCCCTCGGGTTCGCCCTTGAAGCGCGTGATGTCCCGCTGCCAGGCCAGCAGATCCAGGATGGTCAGGTGGCAGGTCTCGGCGTCCATCTGCAGGAGAGGCCAGCGCAGCCAGCCCTCGACCTTTGTCCACCAGGTGTGCGCGGCGGCCTTGAGCTTCGACAGCTCGGGGCCGGCCAGCCAGAACGGGAGTTCGAGCTTAATCACGTAGCAGCACCTCCAGGCTCTGGATCCTGGGCACACTCAGCTCAGACACGATGTCGCCGCCGGCGAAGGTCAGCGACTCGATGCCGGGGAACTGACGGTGCAGCTCCTCCCCCAGGCGGCTGAGGGAAAAGCGTGACTGCGGGTAGGGCTGGGTCGGCTGGTAGTCGCGGGGCGTGCTCTCGCGGAATGCCGCGCGGATGAACAGTGCCACCTCCTCCTCGAGGACGACGCGCTGCAGCTCGGTCAGTGTCGAGCGCGGCCAGATCTCCACGCTGATGACGTGCAGGGTCTCGGGCATGACCATCACCTGCAGGTCGTCGCCGTGGCCGTGGTTGCCCTGGTCCCGGATATGCGCGTTGATTTGCTCCAGGTACGTCTCGGCCGGTACGCCAGCCTCGAACAGCACGTAGGCATTAGCGCTGCCTGGGCCACGCGGTGCGCTGTGCTCGAAGTACACGCCATCGGGGCGCACGCCCGGGAAGGCGGCGATCATCGCTCTATATACCGAGTCGGTGTGCCACTGGTTGACGGCCGAGAACTGGTTGCGGGTGCGCAGGCGCAGTTCGTCGTCGGGCTCGGGATCCGCTCCAGGACTTTGCAGCCAGTCCGCTGGGTTACTGACCTGGGCGATACCTGCCACAGGTACCGGCAGGATGGCGTAATAACCGGGCGCCAGGTTGTAGCCGCTCCCG